GCCGACAGTTTTCTCTCCCCGCGAACCCACAACCCAAGATCAACTCGCGTTGAGGGGGGTCGAGATGCCTCGTCGCCCACGTCTCGTGACCGAATTCGCGTCGGGTGACCGCCGGCGGGCGCTCTCGGCGCTCCGTGACCGTCTCGCTGCGGAACTCGACGACCCGGACGCCGACGCCCGAGTCGTGGCCGTCGTCAGCAAGGAACTCCGCGCCGTGGTGCAGGAACTCGATGGCCTGTCAGGTGGCGAGGAGGTCCGGCCCGTTGACGAAATTGCAGCTAAGCGGGCGAAGAGGCTGTCAGACGCCGCGGGTTTGTAACTACCCGCCGTACCCGATCACCGCCGCCCCAGAAGTCATCGATCTCGCTGCCCATGCGGGCCTCTACCTGGACGAATGGCAGAAGTTCGTCCTAACCCATGGGTTGGGCCACGATCTGGGCGAGCAGTGGACGGCCACGAAGGTCTCCTGCTGGGTGCCACGTCAGAACGGCAAGGGCGGCATCATCGAGGCGCTGGAGCTGGCCTGGCTGTTCCTGTTCGAGGAAGACCTGGTCATCCACTCCGCTCATCAGCACCGGACGTCGCAGAAGGCGTATGAGCGGCTGGAAAGGCTGATTCGTCGCACCCCGGACATGCACCGGCGGATCAAGCAGTACCGGCAGGCGAACGGCGAGCAACAGATCGAGCTGCGTGACGGCCGGCTGCTGCAGTACGTGACGCGGTCTCGGACTGCAGTTCGTGGTTTCTCGGCTTCCAAAGTCGTGCTGGACGAGGCGCAGGTTCTGACGGGGGAGCAGATGGCGGCGATCCTGCCGACCGTCTCGGCGATGGAGAACTCGCAGGTGTGGTTTTTCGGCACGCCTCCCACTGACCCTGCCGCCTGGTGTTACGGGCTGAAGGACGACGGCGAGGCGGGCAGCGCCCGGCTGGCGCACTTCGACTGGGGTCTGGACATCGACCTCGCCGATCCGGCGTCACCTGCGGTGGTCTACGACCGCGACAGCTGGTACGCAGCCAACCCCGCGATGGGCCGGCGTGAGGACGGCGGCCGGATCGCCGAGGAGACCGTGGAGGACGAGGCCCGCCCGTCCGGGCTCGGGGTTGAGTTCCCCTACGAGCGCCTGGGTGTGTGGCGTCCTCGCCTGACGGCCGGTTCGGGTGTGCTCGATCCGAAGCTGTGGGTCGAGCAGGCGGACCCGACGGTCCGCCCGAAGGATGTCGCGTTCGCGGTGGACATCAACCCGGCGCGTACCCACGCGGCCATCGTCGCGGTGGGAGCCCGCCCGGAAGGCGCCGCCCTGCAGGCCGCGGTGATCGCATACGCCCCCGGAACTGACTGGGTCGCGTCGCGGTTGGCGCAGCTGAAGGCGGACTGGAACCCGGTCGCTATCGGCCTGGATGTGAAAGGCCCCGGCGGTTCGCTGCTGCTGGATCTGGAGCAGGTCGGTATCCGGCCGCCGGAGGACGCGGATGAGCCGGCCCGTGGGGACTTGGCGGTGCCGACGGCCAGCCAGACCGCGGCGGCGTTCGGCCTGTTCGTCGACGCCGTCCGGCAACGGGCGTTGTTCCACAGCGACGACGCTGTTCTGAACCAGGCCCTGAACGGGGCGAAGACGAGGGCGCTGGCCGGCGGTTCCGCCTGGGACCGCAAGGGCGGCACCGACATCTGCCCCCTGGTGGCCGCGACAACCGCCCACTGGGCGTTCCTGACCCGTAAACACCTGCTCGTCGACCGCGCCTACGACCCGTTGGCGAACATCTGGTGAGGGGGCGCTTTCCCGTGTCCCGCCCCCGAAAGTTCGCCGGCTACCTGGCCGAACGGTCCGGCCGCATCCTGCGGACCGTCCCGGGCGTCCTCGGCGCCCTGTTGGTCTCTTACGGCCTGTTCCTTGCCTGGCTTCCGCTGGGCGTGATCGCCGCCGGCGGGTTCCTACTTCTTGTGGATCGGCGGGTGCCGTAGTGGGTCTCTTCTCTGGCTCTCGGTTCGCCGAGCCTGCCCCTGAGCAGCGTCTACACCTTCCCGGGTACACGATGCCGTCGGGGTTGCCGACGTACGCCGCTGTGAACGTCACCTCGGGCGAGACGGCCATGCAGTCCGTTGCGGTCCGCGCCGCCGTTGACCTGATCTGTTCGCTGTCGTCGGAGCTGCCGTTGGATGTGTTCCGCGGCAAGGGCCGTGAGCGGCGCAGTCTGAAGACCCCCAGCTACCTGCTGGACCCGGCCGGTGACGGCTATGGCCTGCAGGACTGGGCGTACCAGGTGCTGCAGTCGTGGCTGCTTCGCGGCAACGTGTTCGGTGAGGTGTTGGACCGGGCGTCGCAGGGCGGCTTCCCGACCCAGGTGTCGTTGCATCATCCCGATGATGTGTCGGGTTACCTCGACGCTGACGGGAACATTCGCTGGCTGATCGGTGGCCGTGAGGTCACCCGGCTGGAGGACTTCCTGCACCGCAGGGCCAATGCGGTGCCGGGCCGGGTGTTGGGCTTGTCGGTCATCTCGGCGCACGCCGCGCAGATCGGCCTGTCGTTGACGACCACCCAGTTTGGCCTGCAGTGGTTCCGCGACGGCGCCCACCCAGGTGGGCTGCTGACGAACGAGGACCACGACCTGAACGACCCGACCGGCACGAAAGCGCAGACGGTCAAGGAGCGGTTCATGGCCGCTTTGCGCGGCACCCGCGAGCCGGCGGTGCTGGGCAAGGGCTGGAAGTACCAGCAGGTGCAGATCGCCCCGGAGGAGTCGCAGTTCCTGGAGACGCAGGGCTGGACCGCCGCGGAGTGCGCCCGCATCTTCGGGCCCGGTGTGGCTGAGGTGCTGGGTTACAGCTCCTCCGGTGAGGGGTCGTCTTTGACGTACACCAACCGGGTTGAGCGGTCCGCTGACCTGCTCCAGTTCGCGATCAACAAGTGGCTGCGGCGGCTGGAGCGGCTGCTGAGTGACATGTTGCCCGCCCAGCAGTACGTCCGTATCGACCGTGACGCCCTGCTCGAAATGACCACTCTGGACCGCTACAAGGCGTACGAGATCGCTTTGCGTAACGGCTTCCGGGTGATCGACGAGGTGCGCGAGGACGAAGACCTGCGACCGGTGCCGTGGGGGGCGAAGCCGTTCGCCCCGCCGAAGGACTCACCGGCCGATCTTGAGGATGACAAGGACGTGGACGAATGAGCGCGTTGACGCTGCCCGAACTGGACATCGTGCGTACCACTCTCGTCCCGTGCGGTCTCCGTGCGGCCGACGAGACGACAACCTCCGACCGGGAGGGCCTCGGCCTGATGGACGTGCGGTTTTCGCCGTTCAACTCCTGGTACCGCATCGACAGCTTCTGGGAAGGGTCGTTCCTGGAGCGCACCGTCCCGGGCGCGTTCAAGCGGACCATCGCCTCGCACAACAAGGCAACGAAGGTCGACGCGCACAACATCAAGACCTTGTTCAACCACGGCCAGGACATGTTCATCGGGCAGAAGCTGCTCGGCGACATCGACGAGCTGGTCGAGGACTCCGACAGCCCCCGGTCGACGGTGTGGCTGTGGGACACCTCCTACAACCGGGATCTGCTGCCCGGTCTGCGTTCCGGCGCGTACGGCAGCAGCTTCATGTTCCGGGTGGTCAAGGAGGAGTGGAACGAGGAACCCGGCCAGTCCGAGCACAACCCGGACGGCCTGCCGGAACGGACCGTCAAGGAAGCCCGCGTCTTCGAGGCCGGCCCGGTCACCTGGCCGGCTTCACCGACTGCCTCGGCTGGGATGCGTTGCGTCTCGGCCACTGACACGTACTACGAGCACCTTGCTCGGCAAGACCCGCAGCGGGTCAACCACCTGCGTTCGAAGCTCACCGCACTCCGCTCCAACGGACCCGCCGACGGCACTCCGAAGGACCCCGGACTCGCGACCGCTCCACCCACCGACTCGGCGCGCAGCCACTCGGGAGGGCTCACGCCGGCGCAACGGCGCCAGCGTCTGTACCCAATCCTGAACAGGAGTGGCCATGAATCTGGCCGAACTCCGCGCCCGGCTCGAAGCGATCGAGACTGAGCGGCGCGGTATCCACGAGGCTGCCGGCGAGGCAGCCCTGACCGACGACCAGCAGACCCGCTGGGACACCCTCGACACCGAGGAAACGTCGGTGCGGGAGCAGATCACCACCGCGGAGGAGACGGAGGCCCGCGCGGCCCGCGTCGCCGAGTCCCGCGCCCGGTGGGGCTCCACCCAGGTTTCCGTCCGGTCGGACCCGTTCGACGCCCTGCGCGGCGGCCGGGTCAGCCGGGCCACTCTCGTCGACGCGAATCTCCGCGCCGCCGACGGCCTGGAGATCACCGACGAGGGCCGCGTGCACCTGCGGTCCCTGCTCGCCCGGCACAGCAGCGACGAGGTGTGGGCCCGGCAGATCCTTGCCCGGTCCAACCCGGACTACGTGTCGGCGTTCTCGAAGCTGGTCACCGGCCGCGAGGCGTTCATGACCGACGATGAGAAGCGCGCGGCGATCGCGGTCGGCACGAACACCGCCGGCGGTTTCCTGGTGCCGACGCACCTGGACCCGACGCTGATCCTCACCAACTCGGGCACCAGCAACGTCATCCGCAGCATCTCGCGGACGGTGACGCTGACCGACGGCTCGAACGTGTGGAACGGCGTCACCACCGCCGGGGCGACCGCGTCGTGGGATGCGGAACTGACCGAGGTCAGCGACGACACCCCGCCGGTGGCTCGGGTGTCGGTGCCGACGTACACCGCGCGCGCCCTGGTGCAGGCGTCGATGGAGTCGTTCGAGGACATCCCGGGCTTGGCCTCGGATGTTGTGATGATCCTCAACGACGCCAAGGACCGCCTGGAGGGTGCGGCGCACGCCACGGGTTCCGGCTCGGGTCAGCCGACCGGCATCTTCACCGCCCTGGACGCGAACACCAACGTCGAGATCGTGTCGACCACGGCGAACGTGATCGGTGTGGTGGACCTGCAGAGCGTGTACCGGCAGCTGCCGGTGCGCTGGCGGGGCCGGTCGACGTGGCTGATGAACCCGCTGTACTCCCTGGCCATCAAGGCGCTGGGCACGCAGCTGGGCAACAGCTACACCGGTGACCTGACCACCGCCACCACCGATCGGCTCCTGGGCCGCCCGGTGGTCGAGTCGGACGACGCCCCGGCCGTGCAGACGACCACGGCGAACGACAACGCGGTGGTGCTGGGCGACTTCAGCAACTTCGTCATCGTCGACAAGCCGGGTTCGACGGCGATCGAGTTCATCCCCCACATGTTCAACACGTCGAACAACCTGCCGGACGGGCGGCGCGCCTGGTTCATGCACTGGCGCAACGGGTCTGACTCGGTCAACGACCTGGCGTTCCGCCTGCTGCAGGAGAAGACCAGCGCGTAAGCGCCCCCGTGAGGAACCCAGCCAGACCCCCAATGTCGGGGGTCTGGCTGGTGGTGCTTGCAGCGTCATCCCGTTCATACCCGCAGACAGGGAGGCCACAGACGTGGTGCATGACAAGAAGCGGTCCGGTGACCCGGACTACGACGACAAGGTTCCGATGCGGCAGCACGCCGGCGGTGAGGTTACCGAGGACGCCGACGGCAACGAGGCCATCGTGACCGAGGCCGCCGGCCCTGTGGGCGCCGACGGCAGCCACGCCGTCCTGTCCGACCAGGACGTTGACGGCGGCGACAACCGGCCCGCGCCGGGTGGTGTCGCAACCGAGGAGTCCACGGTGCAGAAGTACGACGGCTCCGATGTGGAGACCGCGGCCAAGGGCGACACGGCGAAGGACAACGCGGCCAAGGGCCGCCGGACTTCCTGACCCCCTGATCGGGGCCGGGTGGGGCTCGCAGGTCCCTACCCGGCCCCAACCTGCGACACCTGCGGTGGAGGAAGAACACCATGGCCAACTGGCATTACGTTCGGGTCCGCCCCGGCAGCGAAGGGCTGGTCCGCGACAGCGTGACAGGTTTCCCGTCCGCCCTCGACCCGCGCCGCCCGTACCGGTCCGACGACCAGGTGGTGTTGGACAACCCCGACATGTTCGTCACCGACGACGAGCTGGCCCGCGAGCAGCACGCCCTGGACGACGGAGACGCCGGCAGGATCGAGCGGGCCACCCGGGCGCCCGGCGAGCGGCGCACGGTGCGCCGTGGCTAAGGCCGGCTCCGTTGTGGTCGGCTACCTCGACGCTGGTCAGTGGTCGGCGTGTTTCGGTCTGTCGTTCCGCGATCTGGTGCTGCACGACACCCTCGGCAACCAGCGGATCGTTCGCCAGGGCGGCAAGGAGCTGCGGAAGGTCGCCGGCACCATGGGTGTCGCCGCTGGCCGTAACGAGATCGCCCGCGAGTTCCTCGACAGCACCGACGGTGAATGGCTGTGGTTCATCGACACCGACATGGGCTTCGCCCCGGACACGGTGGACCGGTTGGTCGCCGCAGCCGACCCGGCGGAGCGGCCGATCCTTGGTGGCCTGTGCTTCGCCATCAAGCGGCAGGCCCGCGGCGACTTCTACGCCGAACGGTTCCGCATGGCACCCACCGTCTACGAGTACCTGGACCTGGGCGACGAGGTCGGTTTCCGGCCGATCCTCGACTACAAGCGGGACACCGTGGTGCAGGTCGCCGGCACCGGCGCCGCCTGCCTGCTCATCCACCGCAGCGCCCTGGAACGGATGCGTGAGGCAACCGGCCCGGTGTGGTTCGAACCGATCTCACACCCGACCGGGGCCAAGGGCCTGCCCCGGGTGTTCTCCGAGGATCTGTCGTTCTGCGTCCGCGCCGCGGCCGCCGGCCTGCCGGTCCACGTCGACACCAGCGTGAAGACCACCCACGAGAAGGGCGGCGTCTTCCTCGACGAGGAGATGTTCGACGCCCAGCAACTCGCCGCGGAGAGGGCTGCCAGTGACTGACAAAACCGACCCGCCGGCCGCTACGCCGGCGGACACGAAGCGCCGCCGCGGCGACCTGCCCTGGCAGGGCCTACCCGCGGAGGCCGAGTCCGAGGTGGTGGCACCGCAGCGCGGCAAGCAGCCGGAAGGCAAGCGCCGCCCCGCCGGGCCGCCCACCACGAAGCCGCCCACCGAGACAAAGCCGGCGCCCTGACCTGAACACCCGGCCAGGGGTTGCCTCCATCCGCCCCTGGCCGGGGCCACCACCACGGACGAAGCGGGAGCGCGAATGGCACGTCTCACCGGCCCCGATGAGTCCGTCCGGGCGGTTTACCTGCCCGACGGCAAGATTCTGGCCCAAGGCCGGTCGGTGGTCATCTACGCCGACGCCGACGGTGAGGAACTGGCCGACATCCAGACCCTCGCCGGCGCCGCCATCGCTGACGCCACGCTGGTGGTCGACTCGTACTCGAAGATCCCACTGTTCAAGTTCCCCGACGGCGTCGACACCGTCTACTGCTCCGTCACCGACGGCGTCACCGACGGACCCATCGTGCCCCTGTCCGCGAACGTGGACAGCCGCATCGACAGCTTCGCCTCGTCGTACGCCACCACCGTCAACATCCGCCAGTACGGGGCTGTGGACGACGGCACCACCGACAACCTGGCCGCCGTCCAGGACGCGATTGACGCCCTACCTGCTTCCGGTGGCGTCGTCCTCGTCCCAGCCGGCCTGTTCGCGGTGTCCGGGTCGCTGACCCTGCGCGACGGAATCACGATCCGCGGCGAGGCCGACAGCGTCTCCACCATCAAGCAGCTGTCGACTACCGCGGACCTGTTCGTCGGCAACGGCCTGGACCGCATCCACGTCGTCGACATGAACTTCGCCGGCCCCGCCGGCGCGGGCACCGGCGACTGCTTCAACTTCCCGAAGACGGGCCAGAACCACGTTGCGTACGTGACGATGCGGAACGTCACGATCACCGAGTTCGGTGGCGACGCTGTCGACATTGAGAACCCGATCGTGTCCGTGTTCGACCGGGTCATCGCCGTGAACTGTGGCGGCTGGGCGTTCAACTTCCACGGCCAGGCCGACGGTGCTGCCGGGACCTCGGTCAGCATGTTCGGCTGCTACGCCAACGGTTGCCTCACCGGCGGGTACCGCATCTACAAGATGGCGTACTGCTCCTTGAACGGCTGCGCCGCGGACAGCAACCCGCTCGCGTACCGGCTCGAAGAGAACACGAATGTGCAGCTGACCGGGTGCGGGGCGGAACAGAACGACGCCGCGGTGGAGATCATCGGCGGGTACGCCACCACCATCTCGTCGATGTTTGTGTACGCCAGCCACGGCACCGGTGTCCACGTCACCGGCAACGCCATGTCGGTCACCCTGATCGGGGTCAGCGAGATCGACCCCGGCGAGGACGCCACGGTCTTCCTGGACGTCGACACCGGCTCCAAGGCCGTGATCATCAACTGCTCCAACGTCAGCGCGAACACCATCGCGTCGGGGACGTCGCTGGTCATCGACGGCGTGCAGGGCACCTTCGCCGCCTCGGCGAGTGGCACCTTCGGCGGCGTCGTCCGCGCGGGCGGTTTCCAGAACACCGGCTCCTACCTGTTCGACGGCGACGCCGTCGCCGGCTGGTACCTGGCAGATGACGGCGTCGCCGGAACCGACGGCGGCGTCCTGGTCAGTGGGGCGCTGCAGCACTACGGCGCCACTGCAGGGTTCCTCGGCGCCGACGCCATCGCCCGCCCCACCGTTACCGGCAGCCGCGGCGGTAATGCCGCCCTCGCGTCCCTTCTGACTGCCCTGGCTTCGCTCGGGCTGATCACCAACTCGTCCAGCGAGTAAGGAGGGGCGAGATGCCGGTACCTGCCGCGTCCAGCACGCTCTACACCAGCGTTGCCCTGGTCAAGGCTTCGCTCGGCAAGGAAACCGCCGACGACCGTGACGACCTGATCCTCCTGGCCATCAGCGCCGCGTCGCGGATGATCGACCGGAAAACGGGCCGGCGGTTCTACCTCGACGACGAGGTGTCCGCCCGTGTTTTCCGGACGTCGGGGCGGACCTACTACGACCGGTCCGGGAACTCGCACCTGCTCATCGACGACGTCGCGGAGACCGATGGCCTGATCGTCGAGGTCGGGGCCGCTCCGACCTGGACGGCGCTGACCACCTACGAGACGGGCCCCAGCAACGCCACCTCCATGGGCGCCCCGGTCACTAGCTTGATGTCCACCACCGGCTGGTGGTCCGGAACGGTCCGGGTCACCGCCCGGTGGGGTTGGCCGGCGGTGCCCGACGAGGTGCGCCAGGCGGCGACGCTGCTGGCGGCACGCCTCTACCGCCGTAAGGACAGCCCCCAGGGCGTCATCACTTCCGCCGACTGGGGTTCGGTCCGGGTCTCCCGGGTCGACCCGGACGTCGAAGCCCTTCTCAGTGACTTCGCCCTCCCCGGGTTCGCGTGAGGGAGGCGAGGTGAACTACTCCACGGTCAAGCAGCGCCTGGCTGAAGCGGTGGCGGCGGCGGGAATCCCGAAGTTGGACGCCTACGCGTACATGCCCACCAGCCCGCACCTGCCGTGCTTCGTCGCCGGCGAGGTGTCCATTGAGGTCAATCAAACCTTCCGCGGGTGCGATCTCGCGTACGTCACCTGCTCCATTTTCGTCTCGGCCGCCGACGACCTGGACGGCCAGCAAATGCTCGACAAGCTCATCAGCCGCAGCGGCCTGTACTCGGTACGGGCCGCGCTGATGGAAGCCCGCGGTGCGTCAGGCGAGTCGGCGCTCGGCGGGGCGTGTGACGACTTCAGCATCGACCGGATCGACGGCTACGGCCTCATCCAGGTCGGCGACAACCAGACCTTTTACGGCGCGAACATGACCGTTCGTCTGATCGGGAGCGGGGACGACTGATGGCCAAGTTCGTTTTGCAGAACGTACGCCTCTTCGCCGGCGGTGCTGACCTGACCACGGTCAACAACAAGGCCGAGATCACCGCTGAGGTGGAAGAGAAGGAAGCCACCGCCTTCGCGCCGTCCGGTCCGCTGTGGCGTGAGGTTCTCGGCGGCATCCGTTCTACGTCGATCGACGCGTCCGGGCAGTGGGAAGCCGGCGACCTGTCCAAGGTCGACAACTCGATGTGGGCCCAGTCGGGCAGCCGCGACGCCTGGACGGTCTGCCCCGAGGGCGCCGCGTTCGGCAGCCTGGCCTGGTTCACCGCGGCGATGCGGCAGAGCTACAACCTGGGCGGTGCCGTCGGCGATGTGGCGCCGTGGACAGCGAAGGGTTCCGGCGGTTGGCCGCTGGTGCGCGGGAACATCGACGTCAGCCCCGGCTCCCCGATCAGCGCGAGCCCGTCGTTCGCACCGCCGATCGAGATTGTCGGTGGGGTGCCGGAGGGCCAGAGCCTCTACGCGGCCCTGCACGTGTTCAGCGTGTCCGGGACGACGCCGGAGCTGACCACCGTCATCAACTCCGACGACAACACCGACTTCTCCTCCCCGGACCAGCGGCTGGCGTTCGACCCGCAGACGACGGTGGGGTCGCAGATCATCCGGGTCGCTGGCCCGATTACTGACACGTACTTCGCCGCCGCGTCCACGCTGACGGGCACCGACCCGTCGTTCCTGGTCGCTATCGCCATCGGCGTCGGCTAACCGAATACCCCCTAACTGCAAGGCCCGCCGGAATCGCTCGGCGGGCCTTTCTCGTGCGCCCCGAAAACGGGTCGGCCCATACGTAAGGCACCAACCCTGCTCGCCATCCGGCAGCAACGTTCTGAGCGCGTTGCCGCAGCTCAGGGCCTTGATCAAAACCATGAAAGGGGCCTGGAATGGCCAAGCAGGTACTGCTTCAGTCCTACATCTCGATCGGCGGCACCGACCTGTCGGAATGGTGCTCGAAGATCGAGCTGAACGTTGAGGTCGAGGAGAAGGACGCCACCACGTTCGGCTCCGCCGGCTGGAAGGAAAACCTCGGCGGCATCAAGAACGGCTCCCTCGCGCTGACGTTCAAGCAGGACGTCGCCGCGACCGAGCTGGACTCGATCCTCTGGCCGCTGCTCGGCACCGTCGCCACCTTCGAGGTGCGCCTGAGCAACGCCGCGGTCGGCACCTCGAACCCGAAGTACACCGGCTCCGTCCTCGTCCGCCAGCACAACCCGATCGCCGGCAGCGTCGGCGACCTGGCCGAGATGTCGGTGACCTGGCCGACGACCGGCGCGATCACCCGCGCCACCGCCTGACACGACAGGGGAGGTCGGCGTGATCCGCACCGAGGTCAGCTCAGAGGATCTCGCCGACCTCGCCGCGGCGGTCCGGTACGAGGACGACGGGAAAGTCCTACGCCGCCAGCTCCTGCAGAACCTGCGGAAGGCGGTCAAGCCGGCCGCCGACGGGGCGAAGGCGTCGATCCTGTCGATGCCCTCTGGTGGGCTGCGCCAACCCGGCGGAGGGCTGCGCCGGGCGATTGCGAAACAGGTCAAGACCGAGGTGAAGCTGTCCGGGAAAAGCGCCAAGGTCAAGGTCAAGGTGCGCCGGAAAGACATGCCCCGCGGTTTCAAGAATGCGCCCAAGGTTGTCGGCCAGGCCGGCGGCTGGCG